ATTACAGGTTTAAGTATAGTTACTTCTTAATCTTAATTAGTAGTTTTCATATATTTCTTGATTAGAGTGGTTTATGCCACTCTTTTCTTTTATATACCAAATAAATAATGACTTTTTCTATTATATAATATATGATACAAGCAATCACTGAAACTAACCTAACAACTTATTTACAGACTGAAGATAATCGTATAGACACTTCAGTAGGATCAGACAAAATAAGGCACTTAGTTAAGTTCACTAATGACATGGATAAGTCAGTTCAGTATGCTTATTCAACAGTTCATTTAATTTATGATAGATATACAAAGTTTGTATTTGATTATAATGCAACACCTGATGTTTATACTGGTAAAGTAAACTTTATACCGTCAGGATTTTGGAAATATGAAGTATATGAAGTAAGTTGGACAGGTGCAGTAGCTATTAGTGCAGGAAACGCACCTATTAATGAGAATGATATATTGCCAGTAGGGCCTACTCATGGCGTAGTTCAAGGTTTAATAACTAAAGGCAAAATGTATGTAGCAGATAAAGCAGGAACAGCACAAGTACAATATACACAAAGGCAAGAGCCTAGTGGAACTAATTATATATATTACGGACAATAAAAAATAAAAAATGGCAATAGAAAATGTACAACAACTCTTAACAGAGCAATTAGGTAAAAACGGAGGTACTGAGATATTCACAACAGCAGCCCAAACAAGCAAAGACTGGTATTGTGTTTACTTTCCTGTTGAAAGTGTAGTAGCTTCAATTACAGTAGCAGATGCAACTGGTGAAGCAGCTCTTCAAACGACTTTAGCAGCAGGAACAACTTTGTTTATGAATATAACCGCAATTACACTTACAAGTGGTATTGGAATAGGTTATCATGAAGGCGTTACAACATAAGACATGCTATCACTTAAATTAGGCATAAGTTTAAATAACATCAAAGCAGGTGGAGGTGGAGGAGGAGACCCTATCTCATCTATGGTAGCTGATTTCCAGTCAAGAGTAACAACTGATGGCGGAACTAACGAGGGTAGCTCTTGTTTAACCACTATACTAACCGACTTAAATGATATATCATGACATTATTAGATGATTCTAAAATAATTACTACTGCCAACTCTTTTAAAGCAGGAACTCTTTATAGTATTAAGCCTGATGACGCTAGTGCAGATTTTACTATAACTCGTTCTTCAACTGCTACAAGGATAAACAGTTCTGGCAATATAGAGTCTGTTGCAATAAATGCACCACAAATTACTTATTCAGGTGGTTGTGCCTCTTTTTTAGTAGAACCACAAAGAACAAATTTACATCTATATAGTGAAGAACTTGACAATGCCGCCTATCAAAAAAGTGATGTAACAGTTAGTGCAAATGCAGTAACTTCTCCTGATGGAACTACAAATGCTGATGAATGCGAAACAACAAGTAATGGCGCTCAATTATACCAACAAATTTCTTTAGCAGCGTCAACAACTTACACTTGGAGTTTTTATGCTAAAAAAGGTACTATGACAGATGTAGGTCAGCAGATTTATAATATGAATGGTGATGGAGAGTATGGAACTGGCGGTAAATATTACTCTCAAATTGGTGCTGATTGGACAAGAATATCTTTTACTTTTACAACTGGTGTTAACGGTGGAAACACACGCTTTTATCCTATAAATGCTTCAGGAGTTACTGGGTCTATATATTTATGGGGCTTTCAGATAGAACAGTATTCAGCAGACACTTCATATATTCCTACAACTAGCGGTTCAGTTACAAGAGTAAAAACAGTATGGGAAACAACAGGGCTTGGTTCCGTATTAAAACCAACAGAAGGAGTTTTAATGGCAGAGATAAGGTTTCCTCATGGAAGTACAGACATGGCTACAAACATTTTAAGTGTAAGTAGTGGTAATTTTACGAATATGGTAAACATAGGATATTGGGCTGGTTATTTTGCACAAGTAACTATGGGTGGCGCACACTTGATGTTTGCACTTGGAACTGGGCCTACTGTTGATACAAATTTTCATAAAATTGCTGTTAAATATAAAAGTGGTGATTGTGCTGTTTGGGTTGATGGAGTTGAAACAACCACTTCAACACTTACTGGTGCACCTACTGGAACAAATATAAATATTATTTCAGGCTCTTATGGTAACAGTAGTGGATTTTGGCCTTTCTTTGGTGAAATAAAACAGTTAGTGTACTTTGATAATATACTAACAGATTCTCAACTATTAGATTTAACTAATTAATATGAATATATATAAACTACAATACGATAATAAAGCACAAGCTGATGCTGACTTTTTAGACAAAGGAGTAACTCAAATAATAGAGGTTGAAGGTCAACAACACACAGCAAATACTAGCACAACTCAAGCAATAGTAGACTTAGGCAGAATAGTAGAAACACCTGGAACTTATGACCCTGATGGTCATGTAATTACACCGCCTGTTTATTATGATGGTGTATTTTACGATATAATGACTACTAAGCATATAGACTTTGGAGCTCATGCTTTAACACCTACTAAATGCGTACATGGCTTTGCAGGTTACAGTATAGATGCAAATGGAGATAATGTAGAACCACAACAATAATTATGAAAGATAACATCATTAATATTAATTTAGAAACAAGTACATCGCCGACTGTCGCTGAAGTAAGGGGTAAAGATTGGATCGAATACGGAACTGAAGATTGGAGAAACTTATATCCGCAGTTTATTATAGACTTATACTATTCAAGCTCAATAACTGCTGCAATCGTAAATGCAACTGCTGAAATGGTAGCAGGTGAGAATTTAATCATAGAAGATGAAAAAGATAGAAATGAAGAGGCTAGAGTAAAGCTTGAAAACTTTATGAATAGAGCTAATGGTAATGAAAGCTTACATGAAGTAATAAAGAAGTTAGCTTTTGATTTTAAACTTCAGGGTGCTTTTGCTCTTAACATAGTTTGGTCTAAAGATCGCACACAAATTGCAGAAATATACCATGTAGATGTTTCTAAGGTTCGTTGTGCAAGACCTGATGAATTTGGCAAGACTAAAGGTTATTACATTTCTGCAGACTGGTCAAACACTAGACAAAACAAACCATATTATGTTTCTTGCTTTAATGTTAATGATAGAACATCAGCTAATCAAATAATGTATTCAGGATTATATAGTCCTAATATGAACTCTTATTATACACCTGACTGGGTGTCTTGCACAAATTGGAGTCTTATAGATTCTAGAATTAGCGAGTACCACTTAAACAACATAAGCTCAGGATTTTCAGGTTCTTTTATGATTAACTTCTCAAATGGCATACCAACACAGGAAGAGAGATTTCAGATAGAACAAAGTATAACGGAAAAATTCACATCACAAAATAATGCAGGGAAGTTTGTATTGACTTTTTCAGATGACAAGACTAGAACACCTGAAGTTAATGCGATAAGTCCTGCTGATTTAGATAAGCAATATTTAGCACTTCAAGAATTACTAACTCAAAACATTTTATCAGGACACAGGGTAACTTCACCTATGCTAATGGGGATTAAGAACGACACAGGACTTGGCTCTAATGTAGATGAACTTAACTCAGCAGCAAACTTTTATCTTAATACAGTAGTTAAACCATTTCAAGATCAGATAGTAAAACAACTTAGAAAAATCTTTCAAGTTAATGATATGGATATGCCTGTAAACTTTGTACAGCTTAAACCAATTACTTTAGAGTTTACAAGTGAAGATTTAAAAGGCATTTTAACTGAAGATGAATTGAGAGAAGAAATGGGATTGCCACCTTTAGATGTAGAAATCAGAGAAGATTTTAGCAAAGTAGGAAATATAGATGGGAAGCCAGTATTTGACACAATAAAAGAAGCTGAGGCGCACGCAAAGACTTTAGGGTGCGAGGGGTACCATCCACACGAATACGAGGGCAGAACTGTTTACATGGCGTGTAAAGACCATTCTTCAGCAACAGAACTTGCAAAGTTTATTGAAGAATTTGGTGAAGATATACCTGAAGAGTGGGAATTAGTAGATGAAGAAAAAGTTGTAGATGAACACGCTGACTTTAATTTTGAAGAAGTTTTAAATGATGTAGCTAATGAAAAGATAGAATTAACTTCAACAGGTAGGGCTTTGCCTGGTAGAAAGTCAGATCAAGATGGTATATCTAAAAAAACTTATGACTATTTTAGAGTAAGATATGTATATGCTCAAGATAATTTTTTAGTAAATAAAACAGGACAAGAAAGACCATTTTGCAAACAAATGATGGGAGCTAAAAAACTTTACAGAAAAGAAGATATTGTAGCTATGTCAGGTAAAGTTGTAAACGACTATTACTATTCTAAAAACCAAAAAAGAAATATAGGTTGGGGACCTAAAGGTGCTTTAAAATATGATATATTCAAATTTAAGGGGGGGGGTAACTGTGAACATTTTTGGCTCCGCCAGATTTGGAAAACAGAATTAGGAAAATCAAGAACAACTAAGATAGAAGATGCTGATTTAATTGGATATACTAAAGCGGTTTCAGAAGGATTTAGACCTGAAAAGAATAGCCCATTAGTAGCAAAGCCACCAAAAAGAATGAAAAATAAAGGATTTTTAACACCAAGATAATTATGAGCTATGTACTTTTTATATCAGAACAGAAGTTAAAATCTTCGACTGCCGTAAACTTATCAGTTGATGTGAATTTGCTCTTGCCTTATGTAAGGCAGGCACAAAAGTTGTATGTTGAAACCAAACTAGGAACTGATCTTACACAAAAACTAAAAGACTTAATTACATTAGGTACAATAGGTAATGTAGGTAATGAAGCATACAAAACTTTAGTAGATGATTATATTGGTGATATGCTACCAAACTGGGCGTTTTATCATGCAGTTCCTTTTTTAAGATTTAAAATTGAGAATGGAAATATTTATTCTAAGACTTCTGAAACAGGAAACGCCCTTAGCACAGAAGAAGCTCAGCATTTAAGAGAAGAGGTAAGAAATACTGCTGAGTATTACACAGAGAGAATGATAGACTATGTTAGAAACAATACATCAAGCTTTCCTGAGTATTCAACTAATTCAGGTGCAGATGTAAGTCCTGACTCTAATGCCTACTATAATGGTATGAATCTTGAAAGACCAATGCAAAAAGGAACTAAATTAACTTTAAGAGATTTTCTAACTCCCGATTTAACTTAATGAAGAAATATTACAAGCCAAAAATAAAAAATATAAATAAACTTAAAACATACTTAAAAGATGCCACTGAAGCAGATAACAAAAGAAGTAGGAGAAGTGTTAGGAGTAAACAGCGTAATATTAAGCGTAACGACATTCACTAACCTAGAACTATTTTTAAAAATAATACTGTTATTAGTTACAATAGTTTATACTGTTGACAAGTGGTGGTATCATAAAAAGAAAAGATAATGCCTAAGAAACGCAAATTAAATAGCAATAATCCAAAGTATAACAAAGCAATAAAAAGTGAAATTAAAATGCGTAAAGAATTTGTTAAAGAAGTTAAAGGGTGTAAAATTTATAAGTCCTACTATCTCTAAAAACTCCAACATAAACCTTTTAATTCTCAGAGATACTTTTAGTGATGAAAGTACAATAGGAGAGTTATTTCTTAATGGAGAAAGATTTTGTGATACATTAGAACTACCTTATAAAGATAATCAAAGAAGTATATCTTGCATACCAGTAGGCGAATACAAAGTACGATTAAGATACCCAAGAGAAAGTGCTACTAGAAATTACTTGCACTTGCTTGTAGAAGATGTAAAAGACCGCTCTCATATTTTAATACACCGCGGAAATAAGCCCTCGCATACCCAGGGCTGCATATTAGTTGGGATGACAAGTCAACAAGACTTTGTTGGTAACTCTACTTTAGCTATGGATTTACTTATAAAAGAAATAATAAATTTGGGTGGCACTAATATTAATTTAATAATCAAAAATAAATAATTATGAAAGAATGGATTTTAGTACAAACTTTAAAAAAGGCAATTTCAAGTCGTAAATTTCTATATACTGCAATTGGCTGTATAGCGACTTTACTTAGCGACCATTTAGGTTTAAATGCTGATGAGGTTAAAAACATACTATTTAGTATAGCAGCACTTGTCTTAGGTCAAGGTATTGCAGATGGATCAAAAAAGTAATAATAGATTTAGATTAAAGCCGCATGAAATAGCGGCATTAAAAAAGATGCGAGAAGCTGACACTAGGAATATCCTAGTTGTTGGCGACTTGCATGAACCATTTTGCCTAGATGGTTATTTAGAGTTTTGTATAGAGCAGTACGAGGCCTATAATTGTAATCATGTTATAATGATTGGCGATTGCGTTGATTCGCATGGATTTTCATACCATGAGCCTGACCCAAATGGATTATCAGCAGGTAATGAGCTTGAATTAGCAATTAAAAAAATAGAAAAATGGCATAAAGCATTTCCTAATGCTGATGTATGTATAGGTAATCATGATAGAATGGCAGCTAGAAAAGCAATGACTGGCGGTATTCCTGCTCAATGGATAAAGTCTTACAACGAAGTTTTAGGAACCCCAACATGGAACTGGGTTGAGTCAGTAGTGTATGATGATGTCCTTTACGAACATGGAGAAGGGGGGCAAGCTCAATCAAAAGCAAAGAATAACCTAATGTCAAGTGTTTGCGGTCATACTCATACTGAAGCATACTGTAAGTGGTTTGTAGGAAAAAGATACAGAATCTTTGGTATGCAAGTAGGTTGCGGTGTAGATGCTTCAACTTATGCTGCTGCTTACGCTAAAAACTTTAAAAAACAAGCCATAGGCTGCTCAGTAGTATTAAACAATGGTACACTACCAATAAATCTTTTAATGCCCTTATAATGCACCTAAAAGACTCTACAAAGCTAACTCTACTCTACTTATTACTTATAGTAATAGTTTTACTTATTTCTCTTTAATTTTCTTGTTAACACTATAATTGTTAATAACTTTGTAAATAAAGTTGTAAATAATTGTGTCAATTAAAAATAATATGTATCTTTGCATCATATTAATCAAAACAAAAACAGATGTACTCAAATTTTAAAATGTTAGAAGCAACAAACAAAGAAGAAGCTATTGTATCAATATTAGATGTAATAGAAGAAAATCCATTATGGCTTAATAAAATTAATGATGGCTTATTTTTATTGGTAAAAAGTATTGAACCTGAACACAAAAGATTTTTATTAGAAAGGTCATTAGATGAACAAGTAATAGACTTGTTTGTTAAACTAAAAAAAGAATACTATCACTTTAAAGATTTTACACAATGGAATTACTAATTTGCGAAGATTACTACTTCTATAATAACGGAGTGTATAAAACAATAGAAAAACTATCACCTGAAGGTTGGTTTACAGATTTAAAAAAAGTAGAACCAAGTATTAGAATCTTTGGAACTAGAGAGCAGGTAGATGAAGCTCTTGATACTTATATTGAATTGACTGGTCTTAATCTTGATGAATCATTTGAATATAAAACAGAAGAGAAAGGCAGCTACTGGGAAGATATTGTATTTAGTGAAACAAGAAAAGACAGACCTACACTAAAAGAATACAATAAAGCTGTAAATAAGAATCTAGCAATATACAGAGAGAAATATAATAAACTAAATAATAACAAAGCATTAATAACAACGATATGAAAACAGAACTAATTAAAGAAAAATATAATAAATATGGATTAACTCCTGATGATATTTTTAAACACCAACACTATATAATTATAACAAGATCAGGAATTGATAAAATTCAAGCAATAGAAAATATTAGAATTAAATATGAATCTATTAAGTGTGAACCTAATTTTGCAGCAGTTAAAGCTACAGCAATAAAAGATGAACTTATTATTGAAACATTTGGTTCAGCTTTAAAAGGAGATTTCAAAAATGGAAATTGCAATACTTTTTATGTATTAGAAATGTCTGAGAAAAGAGCTATGTCAAGAGCAGTATTAAAATTAACTGGATTTTATGAGCTTGGTGTATTTGGAGAAGATGAAAGTGAAGATTTTAAAAGAAAATAGTATGAGGGGGTTTGGTATCAATATAAATAATAATGTCAGCAGTTATACTTTGTAAAGATATACGCCCCCTCTTTTTAATAATTAAAAATTAAATTATGGAAACCGCAATACCTAATAACAGTATAAACAAACCTTTAAGTGAAAGTGAGCAGCTTAGAACTGAAAACACAAGACTAAGGAAAAACAATTTAAATTTAAAATTGCAAATAATTAAAGAAAAAGAAAAAATATTAAAAATAATTAAGTACATTAAAAGTTACAAATAAAACCTAGTATTAATAAATTAAATAAATAAAAATGGAAGTAAAAGGAAAATTAGTTAAGATGCTTAAACTTGAAACAGGTGTAAGTAAATCAGGAAAAGAATGGAAAAAACAAACAGTTGTAGTAGACAATGGAGAAGAGTTTAATAACCTAATAGCAATAAGTGCTTTTGGTGAAGATAAAATTAAAGACTTAAATAAACTACAAGAAGGAATGACAGTATCTATTCTTTGTAATGTTTATTCTAGAGAGTATAAAGGTAAATATTATCACAATATAGATGGATATTGGTTTACACAAAAAGCTGAAAATGAGGACTTTGTAACTTCAGACTCAAATGAGAATGATTTGCCGTTTTAAAATGATACAAGAAGATAATTTTAAAAACTTATGTGACCTTACTACAAGATTAGTAGGGCTGCGTAAAGGTTCGCTTGCCTTCAAAAGCAGAAAACAAGAATACCAAGTACCAAGAAGTGTTGTAGCAGTTGTTGCTAGGATGATAGATAATACACACCCAACTATAATAGCTAAACAGCTTAAAAGAGATAGGGTTTCTGTTTATCATTATGAAAGAATGCACGAATCTAATTATCGATCTTTTCCTAAATATAGAGAGATTTTTAATTTAGTCTATAATGCATATTCTAGTATTCAGGGTTCTAAAAGAACATTTTCAGACTCTAGGGAGTTAGAAATATACTTAAGAGAAAGCGGAATAAGTAACAGTGATAAATACCAAACTATTATTAAAGTTACTTCAGGAAGAGCTGAATATAATATTAGACTCTCATATAAAGATTTTTACAATCAATTAGAATTATGTAAGTTTGCCCTGACAGATTGTAATTACAACTTAGAAATTATTTAATGGAAAAACCAAACTACTATGCTATAATACCTGCTGAAGTAAGGTACTCAAGTTTAAAACCTAATGCTAAACTTCTTTATGGAGAAATAACTGCATTAAGTGGAAAACTTGGGTACTGTTATGCAACTAACAACTATTTTGCAGAACTATATGGAGTTAGTAAAAACACAGTTAGCAGGTGGCTTAGCGAATTAAATAAATTAGGATTTATAAATATAGAAGTAGAACGCAACGAAAATAAACAAGTGATTAAAAGAAAGGTAGGTATTGTTAAAAAAGACAATAGCCCTATATATAAAATAAGCAAAGAGAATAATACAAGTATTAATAATACAAGTAATATAAATATAACTAAAGAAAAATTTATTTCAGAGGTTATGACTTTTGATTATCCTAAAGATATGTTAGAGGATTTTGTAAACTACTGGACAGAGGGTAAAAAGAAAATGAGATACCAAAAACAAAGCACTTTTGAAATAAAATTAAGATTGTTGCGTTGGAATAAAAATAATAAGTCCTGGAATAAACCTCAAACAATGAGTAAGATACATCAACACTTACAGAAAAACATAAATGTAAAAGAAAAGTTATTAAAACAATTAAAAAATGAAAACAATTAAAACAATGTCAAAAGAAGATTTACTAATGTTGTCAGTAGATTTAGTAAGTAAAACCTATATTGAATTAGGACAAAACAATGTAGAAGAAGATACAATAACAATAATGGCTAAAAGTTTAGCTAATGATTTAGCAAGAATTTATAAAAACTTTTATTTTGAAGACGCTGAAAATGCTTTTCATTTAGGAGTAAGAAGTCCTATGACATCTGACTTTATACATTTAACAGTTCCTACTTATATGAAATGGTTGCGAAAACATCAAGATATAATATGGGATGCAAGAGCAAGAGTTGATAAAGGAGAGAATCCTAATCAAGTACCTCATTACAGACCTGAACCAAAACTACTCAAATGATAGGTTAAGTAATAATCGCAGCAATAGTGCTGCATATAAACTATAAATTAAAAGAATGAAAACACTTACACAAAAAGAAAGAATTATTAGACATTTAAAAGACAAAGGATCAATTACATCATTAGAGGCTATGAGAGAGTATGGCATAATGCGTTTAACATCAAGAGTTTGTGAATTAAAAAACGAGGGCTATTTGATTAGAAGTGAGTTTGTTAGCAGTAAAAATAGATACAATGAGCCTGTATCTTTTAGTAAATATTCACTAATAAGTTAAATTGAAGTCAATAAGTAAACTTAAAAAAGAACTAGATAAGTGGTTTAGTCTTTACATTAGACTAAGAGATAGTCAAAATGGATTAGTACAATGCTTTACTTGTGGTAAAGTTGCACACTATAAAAAAGGCGGTATGCAATGCGGACACTTTCAGTCTAGGCGGTTTATGGCAACTAGATATGATGAACAAAACTGTTCAGCTCAATGTGTTGCTTGTAATATGTTCAGAGCAGGAGAGCAATACAGGTTTGCATTAGCTATTGATGCTAAGTATGGTGATGGCACTGCTGATGAACTGCAATTTAAAGCTAGACAAACAATGAAGTTCACTAGAGCTGATTATGAAGAAAAAATAAGTTATTACAAGTCAGTTGTTAAAAAATTAAAAAAAGAAAAGGGAATAGAATAATTTTTTTTATAACTTTGAAAAATGCACATTCCTATTTATTCAAGTGAAGAACACAAATCAATAGTAGATGTTTATGTTTTAATGTGCAAACAATTTGTAGAAGAAGTAACAACAAAAGCAAGATACAAAAATTATTTAGAGGTGTTAGACTTAGTTATAGAATATTCTAACAACTATGGCAAAGGAGTTAGAGAAAACAATTTTTATGACTGGATTACTATTATACCAATAAATGTATCTGTTGCCACTAGCGGATTTTTTGCAGGAGTAGAAACTAAAACTAACTCAGCAGTTATAAGAGCTTATAAGGTTGTATTAGACCAAATGCTGCAAGAGGTTATTGATAGAATAGATAAACTAGAACCTACTCATGACTGATATTTATATTGAAATATCAAAGCTAACAGACAAGTTCAGAACAATGGCTTATGGAATAACAACAGATGAAAATAAAATAAATGAAGCAGTACAGGAATTGATGCTTTATTTTTTACAGATGAATCCTGAAACGCTTAGGAATATTTATGAAAAAGATGGAATAGATGGAATAACAAGATACGGGGCTGTTGCATTAAGAAGAGCATTAACAAGCACAAGAAGTAATTTTTATTATAAATATGAAAAGTATTATACACATATTGATGGTTCTGTTTTTAGTTCTAATACAACTGACACTAATGAGTATATTATTCCTGATGGTTTTAATTATAAAGATATTTCAAATATTCCAAACGAAGAAGTAGATAACCATAAGATAATGAAATTAGAAGCAATAGATAAAGAGTTAGACAAGCTAGAAAGTTGGTACGATAGAAAACTTTTTCAGTTATATTATAGCGGTGAGACACTTGACAGTTTAGCAGCTAAGACTAAAATAAGTCGTAACAGTCTTTTTACAACAATAGATAAAGTAAGAACAATAATTAAAAAGAAATTAAATGAAGATTTATGATCCTGTAAAAAAAGATAGTTTTGTAATGCAGTTTGGTTTTAAAAGTCCAAACTGGCATCCAAGAACTAAAAATACTTATATAAAAAAAGAAGATAGAAAAAGTGAATAGATTTTTTGTTTCTGATGAAGTCTATCAAGACAGGATAGCAATATGTAAAGAATGTGTTTACTATTTTAAACCAACAGGAACTTGTAAGCGTTGTTTATGTTTTATGAAAGTAAAGGCAAGACTAGCACCAATGGCGTGTCCTCAGAAGTATTGGGATAAAACAACAGAAGTACAAACACCTGATGACTTGCCACAAGAGATAATAGATGAAATATTAGATATGTGGAAAGACTTAAAAACAGGAAGAGCAAAAGATGTTCAAGCTAAAAAAAGAATGATAGAGACCTACAACACTATACATATGACTTCTTATTCGCCTACTACAAATTGCGGTTCGTGTATATCAACTTGTTTTGATGCAATTAAAAAACTATATAAAAAATACAGCGAATGATAAGAAATACAAAAGAAATACTAGACTATTACTTTAAAAACCCTAGCAAAAACAGTAACAAAGAGATGGCAGAAAGATTTAATATTTGTACAATTACTTTTAGTAGAATACTGTCTAAGGAATTAAAAAGAAGAAGAGAAAACAGTATGGTTAGAAGATTTATTAATAAAAATGTTTGAAACACTAAGACATATTATAGGTATTTGTGGAGAACCACATCCAAGTTTAATTACTTTATTACTTGGAACACCTATTGCTAGTTATTTAATATATAAAATAAAAAATAAAAAATGAAACAAGATTATAAAAGAACGCCTGAGCCAAGTTATTATTTAGGAACATTGTATGGTTATTCAGCCAAAGACATAGTTGATGATTTTAACTTAAACGCATGGACTGCTCAAGCAGTACAGTATATACTAAGAGCAGGAAAAAAAGATGGTAGTCCTGCTGAACAAGATATACAAAAAGCAATTAATGTTTTGCATTTTGAGTTAGAAAAACTTTATGAAAAAAGTAAAACTAGAACAGGAGGACTAGCAAAATGACACTATATTATTGTAAATGTTGTAAAGAAGAAAAAGAAGTAAACAAAGCTAAAATAGTTTACAGAGATAGTAAATGGGTTGCAGATGTTATTTGTAGTTGTGGCAAATATATGGATAGCGAACCTGAAGATGGTATGCCAAACCTTAAAAGAACTGAAGCGTCTTTAAGTAAAAAGATAAGGCATGATAAACTATGGGCTGGTGCTAAAGAAAAATTAATAGGAGAACGAGGTATTAACGAAAAATTTAACTAATGAAATTATTATACTTATTATTATACATGCAAACACAAATGTCAGTTAACTGGTGTGACTCAATATCATATTCAGTAATAGAAAACTCAAATGGTGTTTTTAGCGTGACGATTGAAACAACAGACTCTTTAGATAATTATTGTGACACAGTTGATGTTTATTGGGGGGTTTGTAATAGTGATTTTTGTTTTAGTGGTATTGGTGCATTTGCATCGTTTCCAATAATACAACTTACAGATACAGTAAAAGTATGTTACAATGCTTACATAATGAATCCGCAAGGAGCAGGTACTACAATAATACCTTGCACTAACCAGTGTGATACTGTTGTATTTAATGGGCTAGAGTGGGTTCAATTTCCAATAACAAATAGTGTTGGTGTAAATGAAATACCACTAAGATTAAATAAAAAAATATATAACCTGCAAGGCATAAAACTTTTTAAAGAGCCTAAAAATAAGATTTATATTAAGAATAGAAAGCTGCATTATGAACTTCGTGATTAATACAAGTCAAGACAAACAGAATCTTTTTAATTACTTAAAAGAGCTTAATAGTGATTACATAGTTAAAGTAAAAAAGCAAAGAAACAACAGAAGCAATATGCAGAATAACTATTACTGGGCTTGTATAGTACAACCATTAGGAGAATCACTTGGATATTTTCCTGATGAAATGCACGATACTTTAAAGGTCAAGTTTGCAAGTGAATGGCAAAGCATAGATATAAACGATAAACAGATAGGACTGCAAACAGTTAATAGTACAGCAAGAATGAATACAAAAGAGTTTGAAGTTTATGCAGAACAAATAAGGATTTGGGCTTTAACAGAACTAGGTATAAGACTAATGCTACCAAATGAATATCAATAATGGAATTAAATAAAATACATAATGAAAACTGCCTAGACACTATGAGTAGAATGCTAGATGACTTTGTTGATTTGACTGTTACTTCTCCACCTTACGATAATTTAAGAGAATACAAGGGATATAGTTTTGATTTTGAAAATATAGCAAAAGAACTATATAGAGTTACTAAAGAAGGTGGTGTTGTTGTTTGGGTTGTTAATGATGCTACTATCAATGGAAGTGAAACAGCAACAAGTTTTAAACAAGCATTGTATTTTAAGGAAATAGGATTTAAACTACACGATACTATGATTTGGCATAAAACCAATGCTATGCCTAATATATCAAAGAAAAGATACACCCCTTCATTTGAATATATGTTTATATTTTCTAAAGGGCAGCCGAAAGTATGTAATAGAATTACAGAAAATTGTAAGTATGCAGGGAAAACAATACAAACATATACGACTAATAAAGAAAGTATAATGGGCTATAAAAACAGAAAGGAAACAAAGAAAGTAAAACCATTGCATAATATATGGAGTATAAAAGTATTTGGAACTAATTACGGACATCCTGCTATATTCCCCGAGAAATTAGCAAAAGATCATATAATAAGTTGGAGTAATGAAAATGATTTGGTTTATGATTGTTTTATGGGTAGTGGTACAACTGCCAAGATGTGCATACTTAATAATAGAAAATACATAGGAAGTGAGATAAGCAAAGAATATGTAGATATAGCTAATAAAAGATTAATCAAATACAAAACTCAAAACAAATTGTTTTAGTTTCTATTATATAGTAAGAATTGAATAATCAATCTTTTTCAATTATGGATAAACGAATAAATAACGGTGGTGCTAGAAAAGGTGCGGGGCGTAAGTCTAAGGCAGATGAACAAAGATTAATAGAGAACTTAACACCAATGAATGAAAAGGCGTTAAAGTCTTTAGAACAAGGTATTGATAAAAAAGAACAATGGGCTGTTAAGTTATTCTTTGAATACTTTTATGGCAAACCTCAGCAAAGGGTAGATGTTACTTCAAATGATGAAAGCATTAATATGCCACTAATAAACTTTGTAGAAACTGAATCTGAATAAGAAATATCAAGCACTATTTAATTCTGATGCTCGTTATTTTATAATAACAGGCGGAAGGGGTAGTGGTAAGTCTTTTGCAGTTACAGTATTTTTAACTTTACTTACAATGGCTGAGGGGATCAGAGTATTGTTTACTCGTTATACAATGGTGTCAGCTCATTTATCAATTATACCTGAGTTCTTAGAAAAGATAGGACTACTAGGTTTTGAAAATATTTTTAGTGTAAATAAAGCTGAGGTTGTAAACTTAGGCAATCAATCAGACATATTATTTAGAGGTATTAAGACTTCAGCAGGAAACCAAACTGCAAGTTTAAAGTCATTACAAGGTATTAGTTGTTGGGTCTTAGATGAAGCAGAAGAGCTTATTGATGAAGATATATTTGATACCATAGACCTTAGTATTAGAGAAAAGAATATACAGAATAGAATAATACTTATATTAAACCCAGTTACTAAAGAGCATTGGATTTATAAAAGATTTTTTGAGGACAAAGGCGTAGAAGCTGGTTTTAATGGTTTTAAAGACAATGTATGCTATATCCATAGTACATACCTAGACAACAAAGAAAACCTCTCACAGAGCTTCTTAGAGCGTATTAAGACTATAAAGCATAGGAGTTTTAAAAAGTATCAGCATAAAATACTAGGAGGATGGTTAGATAGAGCAGATGGTGTAGTGTTTAATAATTGGAGTATAGGCGAATTTAATCCTGATGGCTTACAGACTTCTTGTGGTATGGACTTTGGATTTAGTGTTGACCCTGACAGTCTCACAGAGGTCGCAATAGATAAGCGTAAGCAAAAGATATATTTAAAAGAACATATATATAAGAATGGTCTAAAATCACAAGAACTTGCACAGATTATATTAGACAAAGTAGGTCAGAAACTTATAATAGCTGATAGTGCAGAACCTAGACTTATAGCAGATTTAAAGCATTTAGGAGTAAACATTAAACCAGTAAAAAAAGGAACTATTGAAAGTGGCATAACTAGAATGCAAGATTTTGAGTTAGTAATAACTCCTGAATCAACTAATATAGCTAAAGAGCTGAATAATTATATATACAGCGATCGATCCTCGAAATTATATGTAGATTCATATAACCATGCTATTGATGGAATTCGTTATAATGTTATTTATCACTTAGACAATCCTAATGCAGGTAAGTATTTTGTGCAATAGAAAAGCCCCCCACTTTAAGTATTACGACAAGATAATAGAAAGTTTGTGAGGGGCTAGTAACTAACTTGAAAACAAAAACCGTACAAATATATAAAAAAAAATAAAAGAGTAAACTAAATTTGAAGAATTTCTATTATATAATGTATGAAGGTTAAAATTAAGAAGCAGGGCAAGACAAAAGAGTTTAAGTTAATTAGTAAGTGGGAAGATGTAACATTAGAGAAATGGTTAAAACTAATAGACTTTCACAAAGGTACAAAGAGTAAAGAAGCTCAAGAAACAATAGCAGCTTTATCTAATATTCCAAAAGACTTAATTAAGCAGTTGGAATTAAAAGATGTTGCACTTATAATGAGTAAGTTATCTGAGCTTCAAGCAAAACAAGATAGTTCTTTAAAAAGAATAGTTGAGGTAAATGGCAAAAGGTATGGTTTCCATCCTAATTTAGATGAAATAACTTTAGGAGAGTATGCAGACATAGAAACCATGATTAAGAATGATATTGAAAAGAATATGCCTGAAGTAATGGCAATCTTATATAGACCAATAGTTGAAGAAAACAATGATGTCTATACAATAGAAGCTTATGATGGTAATATAACCATAAGAGCGGAAGAAATGAAGAAGATGTCAGCAGAGCAAGTGCAATCAGCACTGGTTTTTTTTTATCATTTAGGCAAAGAATTGTCGCTGACTTTGCCATTATATTTGATGGAACGGCTGAAGGAAATGAAGATGCAATAGCTTCAGAATCTTTTGCAGAAAAGTGGGGCTACTTTGGAATATTTTATAGACTGTGTAATGCTGATATTTCAAAGCTAGAACAGATAACTAAACTTAATCTATTAGAAGCATTTACTTGGTTAAGTTATGAAACAGATTTAGAATCACAAAATAAAGTAAAACATGGCAGTAAGCAATAAGAGTTATAACAATGTAGTAAACACCCTTTGTAGAATGGGTGAGTATCACGAGCAAATTTCAACAGTATCAGTTGGAGACATATTTGATATTAATCTTGAAAAAATGGAGAAGATGCCACTACTGCATATTAATCCAACATCTGTAACAACAGGAGATAGTGAATTGGTTTACAACTTTCAGATTTTTATTGCTGACTTGGTTTCTGAAAAAGACAACTGGCAAACACATCAAGCTAAACAATTAACTAAACTATTAGACCCTAAGAACAACGAACAGCAAGTATGGAATCAGACCTTAGAAATATGTACTGATTTTATAGGTATGTTAAGGCATAGTTCAAGACAATCACAAGAAGGAGTAAATGATATTAATGCTCCTTTATATTTTACACAAGACCAATTTACAATAGAACCATTTCAAGAAAGATTTGACAATCTTTTGTGTGGTTGGACTTTTACAATAGGCGTTATAGTAATGAATGACTTTGATACTTGTGAGATACCAGTAACAGATGCAGGTGCAGGGTACTAATGAAATTTAAGATAGGAAAATATACAATAGAAATAGGATTTTTTAAAATAACAATAAAATTATAAACATGGCAGATTTAGTAACAACAATAAGTGAATCAGTAACTTTAAATGGAGCAGTTAGAGGTGCTAGTAATTCAGTAACAACAACAGGTATAGTTGATGTAATGGAAAGAATAGTAACTTGTACTCAAGCACAAACAACAACAATAGCAGTATTTGCTGCAAACCCTTACACTTCAGCAGGAGCAATAGATGTTGATAGAACAAGATATGTTAGAGTTACAAACTTAGACACTACTAACAACATTGAGTTAGCAGTAGTAACAACAGCAACTAATTATCAAGTAACAATAACTGGCGGAAATTCTCATATCCTAAGTATAGGAACTGAAGCAGCTATTGGAGAAACAGATACATCTCCAGCATTTGGTACTTTAGAAAACTTAGCATCTTTACAAGTAAAACCAGTAACATCAAATGATGCTCAGGTAGAATTATTTGTAGGTCTTGTTTAATGAAAACGCAAAACATAGAAAGGTACTTAAATAGCTTTGGTAAACAAGTAGTAAACAGAGCTAAGAGTAATATTCAAAAAGCTAAAGGTGGCGGAACGAATTTAGAGAAATCTATAAGGTTTGAAGTCAAAACTGATGCTAATGGGTTTTCAGTACAATTTTTTATGGATAGTTATGGTACTTTTGTAGATAAAGGAGTATCAGGAAACCAACAAGCTAGAAAATTTAAAGACTATAAAGGACAAGTAAAATCAAGTCCTTATAAATATACAACAAAGCAACCACCACCAAGTATATTAGCCAAATGGATAAGTAAAAAAGGCATGAAAGGCAGAGATAAAAAAACAGGCAGGTTTATTAGCAATATGTCTTTAGCTTTTATAATTGGTAGAGCAATAAAAAGAGATGGAATACAAGGCATCAATTTCTTTCAAAAACCATTAGGACTTGGATTAAAGCAATTTGGGAAAGACTTACTTGGTGCAGTAAAAGAAGATATAATAGAAGGATTAACAACAGTAAATTAATATGGCAGCAAATTGTGTAATAGAACAACATCCAATAGGATTTTTTATACCAGTAGGACAGGAATTAATATTTGTAGTGTCTAACCGAGACGCAGTAGCAAATCAAACTAAAGTAAAGTTTTGTGCTGAAGTACATATAGGCACTACTATACCAGTAACCGCTAATTCTGACAATTTAAAAGGTGTATTTAAAACAACCCCTAATAATGCAGGAGTAGGAATGTTTGATTTAAGGAATGTAATAGAAAACTATGTAAAGGCAGATAACATGGCTGCTAATGGTAGTTCTTATAAAGGCACAACTACTTTAGATAGTGAAAGACACCCAGTTCATTTAATAGACAAGTATTCTTTAAATACTAACTTAGGTCGTTATATGGTTATACAGTTTTATGTAGAATATCTAGGAGCGACAAATAATGGTGTTTCTGATCCTAATGTAGTTGCTAGGCAAGATGGCACAACACAGAACTCTGAAGTTTATTTTCTTTTTAATGGTTATGTTAAACATACTGATAGTCTTTATAAGTCAGGTAATAATTTTGGATTTGACACTTCTAAATTTTTTTTGAGTAGTATTACTGATGAATTTTTAACTAACGCACCTACTGAGCAATATGCAAATGTTGAGGACTATGGAACTATGTCATTTGTAACATCTTCTATAAGCATGAATAGTATTGCACTTAATTATTATAGCAGCGATTATATTTCGTTAGGAACTGATACGGTTGTAAGAAACTCAAGCAATGGTGCTTGGGATAATCCTTTTGCAGCAGTTTCAGAAAATCAAATATTGCATATAGGTTGCTTTCCAGGCAATTTAAGAAATTGGAGTTCAACTTTTCAAGCATTAGTCACAGCAGGAACTATACAGGGCGGCTTTATTTCAGTACGGGCTTATTTTGATTTTTCAGCAATATCTAAGGCATATATAATTCATGTTAATTGCCCTGACACTAAAAATTTTGAAAGCATTAGACTATGTTGGCTCAACCAATGGGGTGCTTGGGATTATTACACTTTTACTAAAAAGTCAACTAGAAGCACATCAACACAGGGGTCTACATATCATCAATTAGGTGGTAGTTGGAATGAAAGTCTATATAGACCTGATAGTTTTAAAGGTGGCAAGAAGTCTTTTAGAGTTAATGCTACTGAAAGAATTACAATGAATACTAATTTTGTTTCTGAAGATGACAATGTAATGTTTGAAGAACTAATTAATAGTCCTGAAGTTTATCTATTAGAGGGCTACCAAACTGATGCTGCTAATGCAGTTTTAAATAACTATGTAACACCAGTAAGACTTACAACATCTAGCTTTACTAAAAAGACTTTAGCTAATGACAAACTTATTCAATATACATTTGAAATAGAAAAAAGTAAAACACTAAGAACGCAATCTATCTAATGAGTGTACAACTAATATTATATCCGCAAAGTTATAATGGCTTAAATTCCTTATCAGGAGCAGGTACAGAGCATATTATTGATGGCATTGATTTTAATACTATAACTACTGCACCTTTTTCAGCATCTTTAGCAATACCAACAATTACTACTGCTGCTAATACTATAATACCAACAATGGTCATTAATTCTTGGTACACTTTTTCGCATGATTTAGTAGCACCTATTGAAGCAGCAGGTACAGTTTCTATTACAACCTCACAAGGTATAATGCAGAAATTGTCAAACCTTATAGTTGGGCAATTATATGATGTTGAAATAATAACATCTGTTGCAACCAATTTAACCTTATATGTTTATTCAGGAACTAACCAACAAAACGCAATACCTGTTTCAGTAGTGGGTACTAATAATTTGCAATTTACTGCAACATCTACTAATAATGTAATAATACTACATTCTACAAGTGTTAGTTTTTTAAAGTCAATATCAATAAAGCAAGCTGCTCAAAATCCAAGTGGTGCTATACAAGACTTAGCAACTGGTCAAGTTATTTGCGACCTTTATGAAGATGAAGATATCCCGTTAACTTTAAGTGTTGATGATTTTAAAAATGTAGCTGAGCAAGTACAGTCATATTCTAAGGCATTTAACCTACCTGCAACAAAACGAAACAATCAGATCTTTGACAATATATTTGAAGTAACAAGAGATACTAGCGGACTAGCTTTTAATCCTTATGTAAGAACACAATGCGAATTAAAGCAAGATGGGTTTATATTGTTTCAAGGTTATCTTAGACTAATAGACATACAAGAAAAACAGGGAGAAATAAGCTATAATGTTAACTTATATTCTGAAGCTATTGCATTAGCTGACTTATTAGAAAACAGAACTTTTAATGATATTGACTTTTCTGAGCTTACTCATGCTTATACATATACAGAAATTAGAAACAGTTGGCAGGGAGCATTAGCATTAACATACCCTTTGCCAGCAGGAACTTATGCAGGAACAGCAGGTGCTTCTACTACTAATGTTTTAAGATACCCGTTTGTAAATTGGAGTCATAACTTTACTTATAATGCAAGTACAGGGTTTCCAGTATTGCCTAATTTAGAAAGTGCCTTTAGACCTTTTATTTCAATTAAATATTTAATTCAAAGAATATTTGAGCCAACTCCATTTTCTTTTACTAGCACATTTTTTGATACTGCTGATTTTGAAAGGTTATCAATGGATTTTAACTGGGGTGGCAATGAGATGCCAGCAGTAGAAAATGAATACAATGGAACTTGGAATTTTGGAGCAGGAGTTACTTCAAACATTGGAAACTCAGCATGGAAAGAGTTAAGACTTCTTCCTTCGACTGCTTTAGGTGGTCAACCAATATCAACAGTTCCTCCTAACTATCAGGGAGACCCAACAGCAGCAAACCCTTATATTATTACTGCAACAACAAATAATGAATTTTATAATATAAATTACACTTTTAGATTAAGAAACACAACAGGAGCGTCCGCAACTTATAGCGTAAGATGGTTGCATACAACAGCAGCAGGTGTTACTACTAACATTGATTATTTGCCAAATCTTAGTTTAGCAAGTAATAGTAGTGCAAATTTTTCAGGTAGTTTTGAAATAGCTTTAAACACTGGAGACACTTTAAGCGCTCAGTTTAATGCTTCATCAAGTATAAGACAAAACGAAATGACTGCCGCAATAAGTTCAGTAGTATTTTTAGTGTCTAGTATATCTGTAAATTCAGGAACTTTAAATACTTTAAGAGGTGAAATAGGACAATGGGAGTTTTTAAAAGGAATAATGACAATGTTTAACTTAGTGTCAGTACCCGATAAAGATAACCCTAACAACATTATTATAGAACCTTATAAAGATATATTTTTAGAAAACCCAGACTCAACTAAATTAGACTGGACAGATAAAATAGATATTGAAGAAATTAAACTAACACCATTAACAGAATTAAACAAAAGCACAATGTTTAAGTTTGTAGAAGATGATGATGACTACGCTTTTACACAATATAAGATAGGGGTACAGAATCATTTGTACGGAAGTCAGTTTTTTGATGCTACTACAAGTTCTAATAACCTGCCTACAATTTTAACAGGTGAAGAAGAGATAATTCCTGAACCATTTGCAGCAACAGTACCTAGACCATTAATGAATCAGTTTCCTGACTTTATTGTGCCTACTATTTATTCTTATAATGCAGATGATGGCACTTCAGAGCCTTTTGACAATAGTCCTAGAATAATGTATAGAAACTATCATGGTTCAACAGGGGTACAAACATTGACTAGCTGCACTTATTATGTGCCTAATCAAAACGGAGTTAGTGGGGATGCAACAGAAGATGAATTTCTACAATTCAGTCATTTGACAGATATACCAACAACATTATCAACTACTGATTTTCATTTTGGTATTTGTCAGCTTATACAACCAATAGGCAATCCAACAACTAATAATTTATTTAATACTTATTGGCTACCTTATCTAAATGAGTTATACAATCCTGATACAAGAACAATGTCACTTAAAGTAAATTTAACTTCAGGTGATATTAATACTTTTAAATTCTTTGATACTGTATTTATTAAAAACAGAGAGTTTAGAGTAAACAAGATAGACTATAAACCAAACGATTTAGCAACAGTAGAATTTATACTTATACCATAATGGCAACACCTTATTTAAACGGATATACAATTAAACCTGCTTCAGTTAATGCAATAGGACTGGTAACATTTACTGATGGCACTAATGATGTTACGCCTAACCAACAACAATGCGAAGCGTATGGCTATACTTATGATAAAGCAACAGGGACTTGCAAGGCATTTACATTTAGTAATAATTTAGGTAGGAATATAAGAAACGAAAATAACAATATACAGGGTGTTGGTAATAAGACTGAAACAGGTACTAACAACACCTATATAATGGGAGAAAGCAATACTGTTAAAGGTATGTCAAGAAACAACATTATAATAGGTACAAATAACGAAATATCTAATAGTGTAAACAACTCGTTTATCTATGGAAATAAAGCAAACTCAATAGCTGACAACTCAATAGTATTAGGTGGTAATAACAGTTCAGATATATTAGGTAAAAGACAAAACACTACTATAATTTATGGTGGGGCTACTGAAGATGGTTCAGCAACAGATGCTTATTTAAACAATGTAACTGGCAGTTATTACAAACCTGCAAGTGTTGCTAATAACAGTATTTTATATTTTCAAAGTGAAACAATAGCAGTAAGAGTAGGAGGTATGTCAGCAGGAAGCACTGGAGACTACAAAGCATGGGTTGAAAGGGGTGTAATTAAAAATGCTAGAACTACATTAAGTATAGACATGAGTAAAACAGCTATTAGTTCAAGTGGTACAACTACTGGTTGGGATTTTGAAAGTCAAGTATCTGGTACAGATTATAAACAGTCACTAACAGGAGCTGCTAATACAGAAATAGAATGGGTTTCAACTATTAGGATAACAGAAATAAGAACAAGTGTAGATTTAACATAAAAAGATATGGCAACTAAAGAAGTTTTAGAAATGGAGATTAAAAGTAACACAGGAGAGGTTACTAAAGATGTTGAACAATTAGACAAAGCAACTGACAAAGCAGCAGGGGGTTTTGGTGGCATAAGCAGAGCTATTAAAGGCGTAGGAACTGCTATTAAAGCAGCAGGTATAGGTCTAGTAGTTGGTTTATTTGTTAAAATGATGGATGTTTTCAGGCAAAATCAAAAAGTTTTAGATTTTTTTAATATAGCTATGGAGTCTTTAAGTTTAGCTTTTAATGATTTATTTAAATTTATTGATAATAATATAGGCGTTATTACAAGTCATTTAAAAGCATTATTTACTGACCCATTAGGAGAATTATATAAATTAGGTCAGGGGCTACAAACATTTTTTATAGATAATCTTGGTGGCGTTATTGATTTTTTAGGCTCTCTTGGTAAATTAATAGCAACAAATCCTATAACAAACCCAAAATTATTTGCTAAAAATTTAGCAGAAGTAAGTATATCAGCACAAAAGGCAAAAAAAGATTTAACTACTGTTTTTGATGAAATTACAAACTCAGTAACTAATTATACTAAAAGTATTGTAGATAATGCTAAACAAACAGTTACACTTAGAAAAGAAAGTGAACTAGCAGCAGTTAAGGTTCAGGGGTTAATAGAAGAATATGACAGGCAAGCTGAAAAACTTAGACAAGTTAGAGATGATGAAAGTAAAACTTTTGAAGAAAGAATAGAAGCAAATAATAAGTTAGGTGAAGTTCTAAAAGAGCAAGAAAGAGAGATGCTTAAATTAGTTGACATTCAAATTGCTTCAGCACAAGCAGATTTAGACAAAAATGATAGTCTTGAAAATCAAATAAGATTACAACAAGCATTAAATGAGAAAAAAGCAGTACAAGCTCAAATAACTGGTTTTGAATCAGAACAATTAACAAATAACATAGCTTTACAAAAAGAGCAACAAGCAGTAGCACAAGAAAATGCAGATGCACAAATAGAAGCTTTTTCTAATCTTGCAGGATCATTAAGCGCATTAGCAGGAGAAAATAAAGAATTAGCAGCAGCAGGAGCAATTATAGACACTTATGCAGGAGCAAACAAAGCATTTGCACAAGGTGGTGTAGCAGGTTTTGTTACAGGAGCAGCTATTATTGCAGCAGGTTTAGCTAATCTAAAAAAAATATATGAGACACCAGTGTCAGGTAGTAGCGGTGGATCAGTTGGAGCAGGTGCTATTGCTCAACCTCCTGCACCTCAAATGATGTCAGGAGCGTTCCAATTAAGTGGGGGTCAAGCACCTGAAGCTATGAGAGCTTATGTAGTAACAGATGAAATGACTAACAGTCAAAATCAACTAGCCAATATTAGAAGAAGAGCTACAATTTAAAAATCAAATAAATATTAATTAAATCTATTATATAATATGCCATGTACTAAGTGTAAAGATGGGAAATACAAATGGGGGGAAACTGGAGAGTGTAAATACGACTCAAAAGAATCTTGTGAAAAAGCTAATCCTAAAAAATACAATAAGATGAGACCAACACCACTAGGAAAGAAGTCGTATGAAGAATACGAAAAAGAATTAAAAGAATTTAACTTGAGTAAAGTTGAAAGAGTTGAGTTGGCTATAATAGATGATATAAATAAACCTTTAGACAAAGCTATGAGTGATTTTGGCAATATAGAGGTAGGATTGTTTAAAGCAGAAAATACTGCTGTTGCAGCAGTTGGCAATTATGAAAAAGCTGCAAGAGAAGCTGCTAAAGGAGTAAAAGCAGCAAAAGAATTAGGAGTTAGTTCAGATATAGTTAAATTGTTTTCTACTAGATTAAATGAAGCAGAAATGGGGGCAAAAGATGCTTCTAATATAGCAAAACAAATTCAAAACATTATTTCAAAATTATAATAAGATAATATGAAAGAAACTAAAATAGTAGAATTAGTAATAGCAGATGATAGTCAAGAACTAGCTATTGATGCTATTAGCTTAGTAAACTCTCCAGCAATAGAGCAAGACTTCGTTTTCTTTGGCAAAGAGAAAAACAACTTGACATTTGCAAAGGTAGATGAAGAAAAGCGTATGCTAGTATCTCCAGCTTTAATACCTAATAAGCAGATATTTAGATATGATCCAAACACCGACTCTGAGTATTATGTATATTTTAGTCCTGATACAGTTAGAAAAGCTAGTGAGTTATATTTAAAGCATAACAACCACCATAAAGCAACTTACGAACATAAAGATAGAGTGTCAGGAGTTCTAACAGTTGAATCGTGGATTAAGGAAGGAGATAATGATAAGTCAAAAATGTTTGGCTACGACTTGCCTAACGGAACTTGGTTCGTTAAAATGAAGATTGAGAATGATGAACTTTGGAATAAGATAAAAGAAGGAGAGCTTAAAGGATTATCAATTGAGGGGTATTTCGCTAATAAATTTGAACAAATGAATAAGAAACAACCAACAACAGAACAAATACTATCAGCTTTAAATGAGATAATACAAGAATCTAAAAAGACTGAACTAAAAGCAGAAAAGGTTGAATTAGGTTTAGTTGATGATATTGAAAAATTACATAAAGAAGCTTCTAAATTAAGTAGTGAAGCAAATGGCTCAGGATTAAGTGCAGTAAGAAAAGCAATACAAAAAGCAGATAAAGATTTTACTCAATTATCAAGAAAATCTGAAGATGGTATAGATAAGGCAGAAAAGTTTATTAAAGCAGCAAAAGAACTTGGAGTAGATTCTAAACAGGTTCAGGGTTATCTTAACAACTTTAAGAGTTGGGAAAATGATGCAGATTATTGGATAAAACAATTAAATGCTGATCAATATAACTAAAAATCAAATAAATAAATAACTATTCTATTATATTAAAAAAGAACCTATGGACATTAAAGAACAAATATTAGTAGCACTTGGCTTAAACAAAGCCGAAGATGAAATTAAATTAGCTTGGCAAGCAAAGTCAGAAGATGGCACAATCTTTGTTTCTACTGCTGAAGAATTAGAATCAGGCGTGGACATATCAGTCCTTACTGAAGATGGTACAACAATACCTTTGCCTATTGGCACTTATAAGACTGCTGAGGGAGTTTCTTTCAGAGTTGAAGAAGAAGGTGTAGTATCTGAGGTTATGGAGTCAGAAACAGAAGAAGAGGTTGAAGCATCTGAAGAGGTTGAAGAAATGGCTAAAGAAGATGACTATGATGAAGAAGCTGATGTAGCAGACTGGCAGGGTATGGAAAAGCGTATCAAGAACTTAGAAGATGCAGTTAGTGATCTTAAAAGACAAATAGGAGAAACAGGAGATGTAGAAGAAATGGCTGAAGAAGTAACTGAGCCAGGAACAAATCCTAAATCAATTAAAACTACTGAAGTAGTTGAATTTTCAGCAGAAGAAGAGTTAGAAAAACTTAAAGCTGAAAATGAAAAACTTAAAACGGAATTGGCAGCTAGTCCTGCTGATGCACCGATTAACACAAATAAATTTAGTTCTGACAATGCAAGACCTGTATTGTCAAGAAGAGAATACAATAAGCTTTCAAAACAAGAAAGATTTTTATACAATTTAAACAAATAATAATAATTAAAAAATAAAAAAAATGGCATTTAATGTAACATCAAATTTTGCGGGAAAAGAAGCGGGCGGCTATCTAGCGGCTAGTTTAAAAGAAGCAAGGTCGTTAGACTACTTAACACAAATTAATAATGTTCGTTATAAGAGCAATTTGCAAACTATGGCGGGCACATCATTATTGGTGGACAGCACATGCGACTTTACTGACGCGGGTACTCTTGCTCTTACTGAGAAAGTACTTGAAGTAAAGCCACTACAAATAAATATTGACTTATGCAAAAATAACTTAGTTTCATCATGGGAATCTTTACAGATGTCAGGAGCTTACGCTACACCTCCACCATCATTTGAAGACTATGTAATCTCTTACATGGGCGGAATTATTGCTGAAGGGGTTGAAAACTCAGTTTGGAGTGGAGTTACTGCTACAACAGGTGAGTTTACAGGATTCTTAGGAACAGCAGTAGGTTATTTACTACCAGGAGTTGACGCAACAGTTATTCAATCAACTGCTTCAGGTGCTTACTCAGCAGCTAACATAATTGCAAACTTACAAACTTTAACTGCTGACATGGCAGCTAATGTACCTGCAATTTTAGGTAAAGAGGACTTGCATATATACATGAACAATAAAACTTATGCTTTCTATATTTCAGCAGTATCTACATTAGGATATGTAAACGCTTACAACATGAATGGTGATTATGAGCCAGTATTTGAAGGGTACAAGATTGCAGTTTGTCCAGGTATGCCTGACAACCAAATGGTAGCGGCTCAAAAATCTAACTTATTCTGGGGAACAAATCTAGTGGATGACTTTGGAGATGTTGGAACAGGAGTTAGAATAGGTTTAATGGACATGGCGAATCTTGACGGTTCAGATAACATGAGACTTGTAGCTAGATTCTCAGGAGGTGTTCAAACAGGAGTTGGAGCAGATATCGTAAGACAATCGTAATAATACAAAGTAGGGGGCGTAAAAACCCCCTTTTTTTAACTTTTAAAACAATAAAATATGGCATGTACAGCACTTAGCAAAGGTAGAGGACTTGACTGTAACCGAATTTCAGGAGGTGTTAAATATATTTATTTCTCAGTATATGATGATTTTGCAAGATCTGACTGGGCTTATGCTTCAGGTACAGAGGGAGAAATAGACACTATTAACTTCCAAAGTTCTACAATATATAGATATGCAGTGCCAAGAGGTTCTACAACCGCAAACGAGAGTCTTACAGGCTCAGTTGAAAATGGTACTCTTTTTTATACACCTACTGTAAATATGGTTATAAACCGACTTACTAAAGAGGATCAAAATCAGATTAAACTTTTAGGACAAACGCAAGTTAGAATATTTGCACAACTTAATGCGACACACCCTGCAACAGGGAATGATGTAATAATCTGTATGGGGATGCACAACGGTATGTCAATGAACGCAGGAACTGCTGATAGTGGTGCTGCATTTGGAGATAGAAACGGATATACTTTAACTTTTGATGGGTTAGAAGCACAACCTTTTGCTATGTTAGAAGATGTAGCAGCAGGAGGGGCACCTTTTTCTAATGCAGGTATTACAGGTTTAAGTATAGTTACTTCTTAATCTTAATTAGTAGTTTTCATATATTTCTTGATTAGAGTGGTTTATGC